CTTAACTGGGTCATTCTTTTCATAGCTATTGATAAGTAGGTCTTTTTGAAGCTTCGCTATCTTATCTATAGACTCACCAGGCATGCCAGATTGCCCTGATAGTTTATATAGGTTTTTTTGGGTACCAATAAGTTCTTCAGGGGTTTTTGGGTTTATTTTTCCTTTACCCTCTAGCCAATTTCTTATTTCCGTTTTAGTAGCTCCTTTATTATATGCTGGCACTTCACCTACTAGGGTTTCCATAGAGGATACCTTTGGATTGGAGTTAATATCTTTCTTGCCCTGACCACTATCAGTGCTTTTTTTGTTATTACCCTCTGAGCCCCCATTATTATCTGATATACTATTGGCCACGTCCATTAGTGCTTCATTAACGGTCTGTTTTTTACCTCCATTTTCTTGGGTGGCTTTTTTCTTATCCTTGTCTTCATCTCCTACACCACCACCATAATGAAACCCACGAACTAGTCCATGCTTAGCAGCATATTCAAAACGTTTAAAATCTGCCTTACTTGTTATACCAAGATCTTTGACTGTATCCTGAGTTAATACAGCTTCACCTTTCATTAGTAGTGCTGGCACTTCGTCCTTAACAGACTTACCTGGTAAATAACCACCTTTGGCAAATCTTCTTGGTTTTAATAGGCCAAATATGCCCTTCTTGCTCCATAGACCTATATTTTTTAAATAACTCTTCTCTTTTAAGAGATACTCAGGTGATATAGTCATATCCCTAGTTGCATTTTTAAAATATCCAGCTGCTCTCTTTTTATCTTGTGCTTTTTTTATTCTACCCTGTTTATCTTCTTCTGCATCTCCTATGGCCTTATCTTCCAGGGCATTTTCATGGTCTAAATAGTCTATTAATCCACTATTGGTCTTTACGTACTCTGGGTCCATATTATACTCTAAAGGCTTGTCTGTATTGCGGAAGTGATTTAGTTTTTCCTCAAAGCCTCTTGCATTTAAATAGGCTGCGTCACTATTCTTAACTATATGTCCAAGGTTCTCTATATGCTTATCATTATGCTTGATCTGTGGATCTAGAGTTACTGGTAAATCCCCTAGTATATTTCTAGTAATCTTACTTTTATTTGATTTGTATAATTTTGCTAATACCTCTCTAGGATTGTCCCATATGCCATTATGATTTCCACCATTACCTATTGAAACCATTAGATTTTCAAACGCACCCAATGTTGAAGTCATACTAGCATAGTCCAGTGGTCTACTTCCTAAATTTTGGGACATATCAGCTAGGACACCTACGACATTTTTAATCTTGGCCCTGGACACCCCTCTACCATCTCCAATTGCAACAGCCCTTTGGGCTATTCTTTTAAATTCTGGAACATATTCCCTCTTTAGTACCTCATCGTTAAACTTATCTATTCCTAAACGATTTAGTAACCTAGCATCAGTAAGCTTTCTTCCCTCTTTGGTTGATGCCAGATACCTAAGCTCTAGCTGTCTTAAGTGCTTAGCAGAATAATGCTTTGGTTGGCCTAGGTCAACAGGTAAGTTTCTAGGCTTAGCTGGTACTAGTCCAAATCTAAGTTTATGATAATAATCTGTTGACCTTTTACTACCCAGTATATTAGTTCCCTGCCTAATGCCTTCACTCATTTTGTAGCTATACTTTTCTGGGTGTCTAGCTCTATCAATTATATCTGTTACACTTGGGATGTCTAATATATCTAAAGGTATGTTAGCTAACTCTCCGTATTTGGTAAGTAGCCTCTGTATCTTTAATGCCAATCGATTTTCTTCAATTGTCATAGTTCTCTTACCTTTACCATCAAGTATCCCTTGCATCTCAGCTTGGATCTCAGCGTTTAAACCAATAGCCTTTTTACTAGAGCCCTGACTTAACACATCAGATAATGTCTTTCTTCTAGTATAAGCTATGTCTTCTAATGGCTTATCAAATGGAGCATAAAAAGTTATTCCCTCATTGCCTAGCTTACTTATATCAACTTCACTATTTGATACTTTAAGTCCAAGACCAGAGTCCTTACCAGCTGCAGCCATTTCTATTGCAGCCTTTCTTAGGCCATTATCATTAAAGCCTACTGATATAGATTGAAAACCTTTTTCGGTCGCATACTCAGCCTGTAAGTCACCTAATTTCCTTAAAGCACTAGTATATATATTTCCACCAATCGTGGTATCTCTATTATCCAAAAAGCCCAAAGACTTAGTCAAGTTAACTATCTGCATTACTTCATCTATGCTAGCCGTTCCATTTCTCATACTACGAAGTATTTTGCTTAATGGTGATACTTTATCTTCACCTGGTGTAAGCATTTTCTTAAAGGCATCCTTATCTACTGATATGTTTTCTCCATAGGTATTTAGGACCTTCTTTAGAGCCTCATCTTCTCCAGAGCCCACTTGAAAGCCTGCAGCTGATACTTTAGGTTTCTCTTCTAAAGCTTTGTCATCCCATTTCTTTAGGACCTCTTCTGGCTTATCTTTATATCCATCTGCCAGTATTCCCAGCTCTCCCAATACATCTATAGTATTAACAGCTCCTCTATGTTTTACATCTAAGGCACCCATGTCTGTACCAGATGCAAAGGACTGTATTGCGGTATAACTAGACCCAGCGTTCTCTGGGGAGTCCTCAAAGCCCCTTAACATATATCTTGTCATTAGGGCTAGTCTTTTATTCATATCTTTGGTCGAAGACATCAGTGAGTTTTCATAATTCCATTTTATTTCTTCTGAAACACCAAGTATATTTCCATCTGCTATTGACTTATAAGTTTTGGCATCCAGATGCTCACCAATAAAGGAGAATACCTCCTTAAGCTTACTTGGGTTATATCTACCCTCCATGGTATGTCTAATAAGCCTAGATAAAATATCCTTTCTCGTATTACCTCTTATGTTTGTAAAGTTACCAACTATTATATCCTCATAACCCTTTGGTATACCATACTCTAGAAGAGCCTTTGATGATGAATTAATCCGTGCAGGGTCAAGTAGTTTTTTAATCATTCTTTTTGGTATACCTGGTGCACTAGCTTTTTTTGTTCTTTTTTGTATTTCCCAAAAGGACTCTTTTTCACCTAATGCAGTGCCAATGTCATTAAGTGTTTTAAATGTATACTTTGTGGGCATATTATTTTGAGCTAACGTTCTTTTTATTTCATTTGCATATGCCTGCCAATTGGTGGTCTTACTATTAGCCTCATTTTTCACCTTGTCATATAAACTAGTAAATATATCAAGTTTTTTATTTTTTAGTGCGATGGTTCTTTTCTTTGCTATTACGTATAGGTCTTCTTTTTTCATAAATTTATCTAGCGTAATTTTGTCATCTAGATTATATTGAGAAAGAGAAGAGCTACCAAAGTCAGACACAAAGCCTCCCAAGTGTTTTAGATCCCTGACTGTTGTATTTTTTAATTTTTTCCTAGCATCTGCATAAGACATGCCCTTGGTAAGTTCATCAGCCAGGGCATTTATTTGCTCTCTAGCTTTTGGTCTTAGATCCCCCTGCCTTTGCATATACTGAGTGTAAGCTATACTAAGTCTATTTTTTCTCTCTGATACTGATAATCCATTTAATACATTAATCATATTCCTATTTATCGGAGAAACATTTGTATAGTCTAGGCCCAGGCCAGAGCCCAAAAATTCTTTTCTTACCTCAGCATAGCCAACTCTACCATCTGGTTGGTCTACTCTTGAAATGTCCATTGTACCTTTTGGTCCAAGAACTTTAACTTTATTCATGCCCTTATATAAATCTAAGATAGCCATTAAAGTTTTATTCTCTTTGGACATATCTATATCAAGGGTAGATGGTAAAATGTATTGATTTTTATCAGTATCAAATATAAACTTATCTGCTACAGTATGTCCCCCAGTCAAAATGTCAGAGACTTCTTTTCCACTTGATTGACCAACGGAGGCGTGTATATATTTAATCTGATACTTGGGATTAGAAAGATCTAATTTGTCAAATATGGCTTTTACTCTGAGTTTAATATTTGAGTTGAGACTTTTAGCCTCTGAATTGGAGATGAATTTATTATGAGCAAAGTCACTCCAAGCTTTGTCAAACTCTACACCCTTGGTTTTATCTACATAATGTACTAAAAAGTCTGATGCCATGTTGTCTAGAGTATTTCTTATCTTTAAGCTTCTTAAGGTATCTTTTGTATTAAGATGGGTATTTTTAACTTTTCTTGTAAATTCCCTTGAATCTAAACTAGGTATAACAGCCTCTCCCTGTTCATTAAACAGAGATTTTATCTTTCTACCTTGTTTGGCCTTTTTAAGGTCTCGATCTGTTACTGTATCTGATATCTGCTCTGATACATTTGATAATAAATCATTTATATTATTTATTTCATCTTCGGTCATTATATTCCCCCACTTAAGAAATTCTCTACATTACTAAAACTAGCTTTTGGAAGATCCTCTTTGGCCCTTTTTGGACCAGACACTTTGTTACCAAAAGCCGTCGCTACTATTTTAAATATATCATATTGTTTGGAATTGGTTATCTTCAGTTTTAGCTCAGAGGCAGATAGAAGTTGTTGTCTTGTTAGTATATAAGAAGCTTTTATATAACCAACTGTTTCAAAGTTATATAGCCATAGGAATAGCTCTTCAAGATTTAGGGCACTTATGGTTTTGATTATTTCAAAGCCGTCTCCCTCATCTTCTTGTTCAGTTCCTGGTTTCTTTGTTGATTGCGGAAAAAAAAATCTGTAAAGTAGTCACCTATAAAAGTTAATGCTTTGTCTATCTCTTCTACAGATAGACTATTTATATTGGCCTCTTTGGTTACTTCCCCTAGCTCATTTCTTTCAGCGAAATAGGCCTTAAGAACTTTTTCAGCTATTATTGGATCGTAGAATAGTTGTGCGAAGTTATCTCCGTCAGTGAGTATTGGGAATAATACCTTATGTAATCCCCATGTAATCTTTTTCATCTTTGGCTCCTTTAGTCATTAGAGAAGGCCGGGGAGCCACCGACCCTCACTAATGACTAAACCGTGTCAAGCACGGTTTAGATTTTGGACTATACAGTCAACTTTTTAGACATTCTACCCATTGGGAATTTCTTAACTAATGCTTTGGTTACTGCATCAGCTCCAAACTTACCACCAGAGATATCAATTGCTGTTGGCTGTAAAGGCTCAACTTTAAATGCAAGAGCACCAAACTTATCAGTAGAAGATGCAACCTCAGCTGAACCAGAAATAGTACCTTTCCAAATGTCATAAACAAATGGGCTATTATCAAGAGGCATAACACCAACAACTTGAATTGTTAATGGTGGAATGTTATCAGATGAACCAAGTTTAATTGATACAACTTTAGATACCTTCCAGCCAATCTCAACACTTCTAGGAATGTTCAATGTGAACGTTATAGTGTTTGTAGATATAGAAGCAATTTCCATTACCATAACATCAGATGGATCATTAGGATCATAGATATATACTGTATCATCTGCTGCCAAACCAGTAGCATCTGCCACTGCTAAGTCAGTGCCAGGAGTAGATACATCATAAGCTGTACCACAAGTAGTCTCAGTTGCTGTATCCAGTTGCGCTGATGAAACTGCTTCATTATCACCATAGATTAATGCAAGATTACTGATACTATACTCATTCAAGTTACCTTCAATAGACATCTCTCTAGATGTTACTGCAGTAGCATACGTTTTTTGAGGAAAACTTGCTTGAAGTTTTGCTTGATTTGTAGTCATAGTTACTTTTGCATCTTGTAAAAGACCAATTGTATCTAGAGGTCCCAACTTACCTGCTTTAGTAAGGTCATTAGATACACGAATATCTAAATCACCAATAAAAAACTCTTGGGTTTTTGCTGTATTTGCCATGTTATTTCCTTTGTTTAAATTTTACTATAACTTATAGTATTAATTGCTAGCCTAGATGGCCTATAAAAGTGACCTTCAATGAATTAAAGTTATTCTTAAATTGACCTGCACCTAAAATTTCCTGCTCTATGTTACTTATTACTAATTTATATCCCGTATCCGTAAGTACTGTTGTTGAGCTCTCAAGGCCTATGCTATCATAGACTATCTCATTTGAATACCTTTTATGCTTCTCTTCAAAGTATGAAAATACCTTTGAGGTCAATAAAGCATTCAGGTCTTTGGTTGATGCAAAAGAGGGTATTATATGGTATACTATGGTAGTGAATTTGTCTTTCACCACTAGGCTCTTTTGCATTACTACTAGCTTATCGGATGCAGTATCTAATACCGCAGCTGTTGCCTCTATTGATGTTGTACTGGTAAAGTCAAAGGCTGGTAAGTCTGGCAATGCCTTTAACTCTTCTATAAATGTATTGAATAAATAATATATACTAGAAGTGGCATCTAACTGTGTAGCCATTATACATCCTTAGTTATTTTTAGCATCCAGGCCCCAAAGGATACCGTGATACTTCTTAGCTTATACTTAACTCCATGGTATAGAACATCATAGTTACCATTAGGATTTATAGGCTCTGATAGTGGTAAAAGCATATATAGCTCTGAGGCTACTATTGGTTGACTAGATACATCACTTGATATCCTATCCTGTAGATATGCTTTATAATTTCCGTTTATAACCTTTAAGGTATCTCCATCTATGAGGTATTCCTCACCATCTGTTAGTAATATTTTTGAGCCACCTATAGCGTTCTTCTCAGCCATTACCTCTCTAAGTTGAATATCCTCAGATAATACTAAAAGCCTATATGACCATTCTTCAAAGCTAAAAGGCTCATGTACCTCTTTATATACTAAATAGTCTTGATTCTCTACCTTTATATGCTTACCCTCTAGCTTCGGATCTACTTCGCAAGTAACATATAAATGTATATCGCGCATTTTTGTAGAGTCCTGCTGTAAGCTATAACGCATTTGATTTTTAATTTCAGACGCATAGTCAGCTATAAAAAAATCAACTTCTTTCTGAAATCTAGCACGGACATCTCTTATGTTCATTTCACTATACCTTTTCGGTTACAGGATCTTTATCAGGGGATACTATAGTAAATGCTTCAGAGTCTGCTGTTAGATTATTTTCCACTTTTGCCACAAAGGCATCAGCAAAGTCAAATAGTCCTGTTACGGTCCCAAATCTCGTAAATTCATTGAAGTTATCTTTTATTTTCTGAGGTACTGAGTAGAGTATAGCCTCTCTTAGTAGTGAAATAGCTTTATATCCCATATAATCTAACTGGTCAAAAGCTTCTTGAGTGGGCTGTTCATCATTTAAATCTACTATGGTATCAAAGTGTTTAGCTCTTAATAGTTTTACTTTTTGTATGATTTTGGTATCACTTAGGATACTATCAGGTAGCTCCGCGGGGGATAACCCGCAGAGTCCTCTTATATAGTTGTTATCTAACACTATTTTTTCTTAGCAGTCTCAACTGCTTTTTTCTTAGCCTCATCAGCGGCTATCTTCTTAGCATTTGCTTCTTCCTCAGCCAACTTCTTAGCCTCATCAGTGGCTATCTTCTTAGCATTTGCTTCTTCCTCAGCCAACTTCTTAGCTTCTTCATCCGCTATCCTTTTAGCCTCAGCCTTTTCCTCAGCTGTGCTTCTTTGAACTTCTACTAAGAGACCGTCTCTTAAAGCATCTCTAATAACCTCAGTATACTCAACTTCTACTGCTTTATCCCCAGTTACTACTTTACTTTGTTTAGGACANTAAACTACTGCCCTTGGGTTTTTGATTTTGACTCTCATGATAAATCCTAATCTATATAAAGCATCATAGTAGCATCATTAAAGATTCTTGAAATCTCATCTGTAATACTAATAGTCACGCTTGTGAATTGTTGGGTTATGATTTTCTCTGTTTCTTGAAGGTCAGTTCCAGCTTGGATTATACGCTCCATAGCATATCTCTTATCTAGTGTAAGGATATAATCTGTAGGAATTGTATTATCAGTGAATGGATAAATTGTTACATTTTTCCATAGACCACGAGAAATTTCAATGTTCTGTGTAACAGGACCTTGATTTAGAGCAGCCATCATAGCTACTGGATCAACATTTGGCTTAGACATCATGATTACTTTTAGTGCAGTATCGATACCACAGTAGTAAGTAGTAGGTGCATAAGGAGCAAAACTTGCAGTCCATTTTAACCAAGCTGTATAACTCATAACGTGGTTACCAGCTGTTAGGCTTGTATCTAGATCAGATGCATTAGTAGCAACTGTACCAGTGATTGCCTTTTGGATTGCTTTTTTGAATAAGTCAGCTCTTTGTGAAAGCATGATTCTATCAATAACGATATTTAAGATATCAATTGTAGCTTCTCTTTGGAACTCATAAGACATATCAACTTGGATACCTCTTTTATACATACCCTTTGCAGTCTCTGACCAACCGATTTGAACTCTAGGGAAAGTACCGAATTCACCAGTTCTACCCATAGCGTACTTTTCTGTGTCAAGTTGTGTTTGCTCACCAGGTACCATATCAATCCAAAGCTCTTTATAAGAACTCTGAGCAATGACTCTAGTTGTTGAAAGAAGGTCATCGATATTATAGTCTTGGTCTTTAAGTAATGACATTCTAGCAGTTCTTGAGATTAATTCAGGGAATAAAATCTTAGAAGCTGGAACCCCAGTTTGTAGAGGCTGATTGCCATAATTTTCAACTGGCTCAGCATTTAAAGCTTCTTCAATAGTTGAAGCGTAAATACCATTTTTAGCATCATTTTGTGAAACAATTCCAAATCTCTTTAGTTGTCTCTCAAATGCATCTAGCTTGTCACCAGGTTGTGTTGGGTTAATTCTATTTAACAACTGTGAAAAAGATATTCTTTGGTCCGCAGCCAATTTATACATATCTTTATTCAACTTTACCTCTGAAGGATTTTTTACTACGTCTTGACCTAAATCAATTCTTAAACTTTTACTCATCTAATATCCTTTAAATTAAGAAGAATGCAGAAACTAAATCGCCATCTGCTGCCGCCGCGTCTAATGCCACAAGTGCTGTAGTTGGTGTTTGACTACCTACTGTAACAACCTTATTGCCTGTACCTGTTGGGATTAGTCTAGCACCTGGAACAATTGCTGCTGAAGCTGTAATTTTGTGAACACCAGAAAAGTCTACTGTAACAAAACCATCACTAGCTACCGTTCTAAGAATTCCAAAGAAACCAGCATCTTGTACTGCTAAAACCACTTCGCCTGTTGCGTTTAGTGAAACCAATTTACCTATATCTGCAGTTGTTAAAGCTGCGCCTACATTATTTGGAAGAGTTAAAACTCTCTTTAATGTATACTGACCGTCAAGTCTTAAAGTTGGGTATGCCATTATTTACTCCTATAAATTTCGTCGTCTACTGAAAACTGTACTGTAGTCTCATCGCCATCTTCTGATTGTCTTCCAACAGGGAGAGCTTTTGTTTTCTCCATGTAAGTTTCAAAATCTTTCTTTAAATCTGCAAAAGCTTCTGGAGCTTTATACTCAGCTTCAAAAGGAGCTGCTAGAGATTCAACTACCGCTGAAAAGTTTTTAACAACATCAGCACTAAGAGCTTCCGCATCTTCCTTAGCTTTGACCGCACTATCCTTATCAGCCTGTAGATCAGCGAATGCCACATTCTCAGCTTTCAATTTGTCCACTTCAGCCTCTAAGTTTAGCTTTCCTTTATTAAGGTCGGCAAACTTAACTGCTAGGTCACTATAGTTTAACTGCAAACTATCAAATTTTGCTTGTAATTCCATTGAAGTTCCTTCATCATTATTTTGTGTTGTATCTTGCGAAATTTTACCACTCGTGACTATCTCTAAATTACCTTCTTCAAAAGAAAACTTGTCACAGAAGTCCTTTTTACTGTCACAGGCGCTATATTCACTAGCATCACCGCCCTTGATTTTAGCATCTGGAACTGCTCCAGAGTAAACAAGGCTACCTTCCTGAGGTAAAATATCATCTAGCATTACATAGCAAGTCTCACCTTCATACTCTCTTCCTGGTATATGACTACAATTTTCATAGTCATTTATATCATTACCACAAATTGAACAATCATGAATTCCTGCAGAAAAGCCAATTGATACTGAGTCTAATAAACCCGTATCTATTCTAGTCTTTATATCCCCATATTCTTTTACTTCTTGTGGTATAAAGAACTTGGCAATAACCTGATTCTCTTCATTTATTTTAGCTTCATACCATCTACCTGATGGAAAATTCCCAGTGTCATGGTTCATCATTAAAGGTAGTGACTTTGTATTAATAAAGTTTGATACTTCTGATAAAGCATTGTTTTTAAACTTGGTCTTTCTAGTTGTTGGCTTGGTATCAATAAACACCGCAGCCTTTCTATAAGAGCCCTCTGTTGGTTTGACTTTCATTTTAATCTCCTATTATTAACTTGGACTGCTTGAGCCTGTTGTATCCCCGGCACCACTGCCACCTGTTATACTCCTACCTAATGGATCTGCATTTGGACTTATATTATTTGTATTAGCTGTTGGTCCTTTATCTAAGAACTCGGTACCAGATAAAGGACTATCTGGTAAATGGTCTATGCCTAATATTAATGCAGCTTCACTATCCGTGATGTGTCCATAAGATTGTAGTTGTAAAATTCTATTCTGTTTTGCTAATTTTTGAGGCTCCAATTCTAAGTCTGGTCTTAGATTGATAGAGTCATGTACGCATTCTATATAACCTTTATAACCCATTAATCTTGCACTCATAGTTAGCATCTGTGAAAGTATCTTTTCAGATTTTCTCTGTAAATAAGTTGGCGTATTAATGTATACCATCGCTTCCATTGAAGCTATGTTTTGTGAACCACCTTTACCCTTACCTAAGATACTTGGTAATGATTTAAGGGCTGAAACTACTTGACTATCAAGTATTTCCATTATTGGTCTAAAATCAACAGAGGCCTGTTTAGTCTCAACATAGTCTACTTCCAAACTATCAAAGATAACAAGTGCATCCTCTGGCTTTATCTTACTTAGATCGGCCGCTATGGCCTGCTTTTGTTTCCTCAGCCATTTAGCAAGATCTGCTTCATCGGCCCTAGCTGATCTTGGTGCATTCTTTCTCAGAGCTTCTTCCAGTACTGTTATCTTTAATCTAGGATAACCAGCCTTCTTCAAGACTCTTTGAATATCAGCTATAACCTGTTGTTTAAAGCTTATAGCTTGAATTGCCGTAAGTAACGGCGACTCAGCTGATGCATAATTGGGATCTTTGTCCAAGTCTTGGAAAAAGAACGTTGGAATGTCCAAGTTTATCTCCCCAGAACCTGTTTGGGGTTTCTGGTAAGGTGCATACCGGCGACCCTTTAGTCTCCATAGTATATCCTTGTTTCTTACCAAGACATAGCTTGTAGGTTGCTTATTGATATCTAGTATTAGCTCCGCACCAACACCACCATATAGAAATAGCTGCCTGCGTATAGCATCAGCCAATTCTTCGGGAGTTGGATTGTTAACAGAGAATAACCAAATGGCCTTTAAAGCCGTAGTGAACTCTTTGGTCTTGTCTGCATCAAATTCACCCTTTTCATCTTTATATATGATATTTAGCTTGGTATTAGCGAACCTCAACATAGCCCAGAGTGCATTAGCAGCATCAGGGTCATATCTATGTAGTTCCTTTATTATATCAAAAGAATCAGCACCTAAAGATCTTACCTTACCTACGTCCTGGTACTGTGAAAAGGTCTCAGGTTTGGCGACATCACCATCTTTTAGGTCTGGATGTACGTTTTTTGGTTTTGTTGATGGCTTCACACCCTTAAATAAAGATGAGAAGATATTTCCTATGCCCATTTATTTTCCTTTTTGGCCCAGTATATAGGGTTATACAATATATATTGGGTTATACAGTTGATTTTTATCATGGTTGTCCACTAAACACTAGCGCTGTCTATTGTTATTGGTGCTATGTGGCCCTCTAAGTTTATGAGTATCGTACAAGCGGTATATAAATAGCCTAGACTATGTAATAAGTGGTCATCGTCCACTTTAACATACCTATACTTGTGTTCATCATCCTTATCTCTTTGTTTTACCATACCCAGGAGGTGTTTTTCAAGTCTTTTACGGTCAATTTTCTTATCTATAGTCACTTTATCAAGTCCTAAGATGAGGTCAAATAGCTGCGTTCTGTTCACCGTTATATCTCTTTCATTCCCCTTTATTACATAGAGGTCTTTCTGGGAGTCTGAATAATAACATGTGTACCCTGGACCTTCAAACATTTCACATATATCTTTTGATAACTTGGTTTGTGGCAAGGCATCACATACTAGAGTATTGATAAAATACTTAGTTTGATACTCATCCACTTTACCTCTAATATCATCTTCTGTCCAGGACTCAGCCTTGAACAGCGCCATGGTCCCATCTGGGTTACGCCTACCCACTGTTAGCCAGCATACCTTACCGAAGTCAATGCCCATACACAGCCCGTGGGCATTGGCTACGTCCAGGTCTGCTTCCTCGAGTATGCCAGGGTTAAATATCATATCAGAGTCGACGTAGTCTAAGCCCAGGGCGAAGTTAACGAAGTCGGCGTAGCGGCTATAGTCATTCATACCTTTTAGCAGGTTGTAAGGAGTTTGGAATGCTGTATCGAACGGAGTAACTTGGTAGCCAGAGATAGCTCGTCCCTCATATTTGGCCACCCACTCTCTTTTAGTATAGTCATGGTNAGATACAGGACGCCTGCAGCCTTGGCAGAGGTACTGAACCTGGTCAGGTAGTATGAAAGCGAGGTCATCGTAGGTTATATCTTGTAGATCCTTGTCTCTGTACTTGTCATGGTTCACGGCAATGTCATTGAAGAACGATTGACTGGTCTCATTATACTTGCCGCAGTGTGGACACTTCTTCATATAGTATTGTTGATTGGAAACAGCGAACTCTTTGGATATGGCGAAGTTAGGGATAGTTGGTGTCGAGAACTTACGGAACATTTTATACTTACTATGTTGGACCCTAGAGCTGTATTTATTGACAATATCAAGGTCGGAGAAGTCTAGCTCGTCATGAATTAGCATGTCAGCAGGGACCGAAATCGCGGCCTTGGCTCCAATTGTACCCTTAATATAGAGGTAAGATTTCCCCAATTTCTTCAATTCTTTACTATCTACATGGGTATCTAGCATTGAATTGAGGAGTTTCGACTCTTTTATGATGTCATCTACCCTCGTTGTTGAGAAATCTAAGGCATTTTTCCTCGAAGGTTGGGTTAATATGGCCGTTAGTGACTGATTTCTAGCTAAAAAGGCTAGAATGTTCCTTACCATGACCTCCGAGAGGCCCACTTGGGCACACTTCTTTACCACTACGTTTTGGCTCTCGTCATTCATTATCTTCTCTTGGAATTCGTGGTCCGTGAAGCTATAAGGGGCCGATTTCAACTTTGTATGCTTACATACCCATCCTGCTGGAGTTAGTGTGCTATCTTTGTATCCATATCTAGCATTGAGCTCAGATACAAATGCTTCCAGAAATACATTACCTTGCATTAGTTTCCTCCAAGGGTATGTAATACCCATAATATTAACAATCCCGACATGAGTATGTCAAAAAGTAAGCCTTTCATACTTCTACCAACATATTGAATTTGGCTATAACTTTGTCTTTTAGCTTCTCGTCCTCGTCATCCAAGATGTTAAACACCGCTTCCTTAAAGTCCTTGACCGCGTTTATGCCATTGATTTTCATCTCATTATCTAGCATGAATTTAAGAAATCTTTGGGCCGTGTTAAGGACTTGGGTATCTTCTGGACTAGATTGAAGATTAGCCTTTACTATTTGGTAGGTGCTTTGAAACTCTTGTTTTATTGAAAATTCTGCGTCTTTATGTTGTGTTGTATTTAATATTTCATTTAGCCCTGAGCGCGCCAACGGGTCCACAAGATCTTCCATAAAAATTGTATTTTGTTTACATTTCTTTATAGCTCTGATTATGTTTGGTGTTATTAGGTAGTTGTCTTCCATTTAATGCTCCTTTGTATGTAGGAATATAAAGCGTAGTGGTATTCGGGGTTGTCCAGTGTGCTTGATAAAAATTTTTTAGGGAAAACGAGATTTGGAAAATTTCTGGAATTTTTAGATTTAGGGAAAATGATTTGGGAAATTTCTGGAATTTTTAGATTTAGGGAAAATGATTTGGGAAATTTCTGGGCGTTTACGGGGGCTTTATATATGTGTAGTACATACTACAGATATAAAAGTATGGCACCCGTCATATGTTTTAGGTTTAAATGTAATTAAATAGTTCCTGTTATACCTATAAAACAGATTAATATACTGAGGAGTATAAAATGTTAAGAAAGACGCATAGTACTGTTGCTGTACTACTATCCCTAAGGGGGTTATTAGTGGACTTAAGTCTACTAAACGACCTTTTTAGTGACACCTTAATGAAGAATAATTCTTCAATGAACCACGAGGAAGTATGTGATAGGGCTGTAGAGCTAATAAGACAACGTCTGGCAGATCTAGATTTTATTCTAATCTACAACGGAGAAGGCTGTATGTTCTACATAGCGGGGCAGTTTAGTCCTACCTTCAATGGGACTAACCTATATAGGCTTATAAATTGGCTTAAATACATAATAGGCTAGCTGCTAGCAGCTAGAGCCCTATAAGTAGGGCTCTATGGTGTTAGTTTTGAGTTGTTAAAATAGTTCCTGTTATAGCTATAAAACAGATTAATTATTCTGAGGAGAATAAAAATGAAAAAGATATTTATTGAAGAGGTTAGCCATAATTATAGCTATACTGGTAAGAAGATACTAGTGACAGAAGAGGCCTATAAAAGGGAGCTAAAAAGGTGCCGAGACTCCCGATGGGGCAACACTCAATATATGTATACCTGTAAAACAGAGGCCTGCAGAAGGCTCTCCGTGTATCCGGAGTTAAGAGGTTAACAGCTAGAGCCCTATAAGTAGGGCTCTATGGTGTTAATTAGAGTTGCCGACAGTGGCCTTAGGTTTGTAGAATAGCCATAAACTATGATTAATATACTGAGGAGTATGAAATGTTAGAGTTAAAAGTTAAGTTCGTTAATATGGGTGACAGAAATTGTCTAGTAGAGACAAAAGGAAAGTGTTATGAGGATGCAAAGTTAGTTAAGTTAGGGGGCAATACCCCAGTTAGAACAGTAAAAGTGTCCTACCGAAGGACATTTAGTGTAGGTTACAGTGACTCTAAAGCAGAGTCATTAGAAGCGAAGTATGAAATCATAGATACTTATAATATATACAGTAAAGCGATTATAAGACACACCGAGGGTGAAAAGTTTACACTCGGTGCGTACAATGGTTACAATATGTACGCTGTAGAAGTAAATGGTGTATTCGCAGCTGGTGGCTGGGGAGAGGCCGACGATAGAGTTGAAATAGCAAAAAGAGTTATTGAGGCCTATAAGGCCCAATAACTAATAGCTAGAGCCCTATAAGTAGGGCTCTATGGTGTTAGTCTGAGGTGCCTTNATGGCTGGTCCAAACAAATAAATATCGAGGAGATATTATGTTATTGACTTTATGGAAATTCGACTCAAATGAAATCGAAATAGGGTGGGAAGGCATTAGGCAGTTAAAATACAATTCAGCAGAAGCATCTGCTGAATTGAGAGAAAGTATTTACAGATATGTAAATAATAACAACGACTACGGGTACAGCCTAGTCGATGAGGCAGAAAGCGTTAAAGACATAGTAACTTGGTTTCCTGGTCTCCTAAAAGAGAGACTTATAGAACTAAAAATAGTAGGTCCAAATGGAGAAACAGTCGGTAGAGGAATTGAATTCTTCAGTCCAACTGAGAAGGAGTTGGTCCATATGATAGCGGCCCTAGCCTCCATATATATAGCTCGAGTTGAGGAAAAAACTATTAAGGGTTATATTAGAAGGAAAAGAATAAACTTCTAGGCTAATAGCTAGAGCCCTACTTATAGGGCTCTGTGGTGTTAGTTCGAGGTGCCTTTATGGCTGGTCCAAACAAATATACTGAGGAGTATAAAATGAAGATAGCTACTATTGAAGAAGCACTAGAGAAATTTGGTGCATTAACCCAGGATAACAACGATGAGGCTATTATAGCCTCTAGAAAGGAAGAGTTAAGCTTATTAACTCAGGAAGAGTTAATAAACATGATAATCTCTTATGAGAAGCGCAGGAGTAATGGTATAGGTGTTGGTGAACTGGCTAAAGCCATCTTACAAGATGAGGACTTTATAACACTATCCAACAGTGAAGTGGCGGAGGTATGTAGGACCTTAATACCTGGTAGCAATACCAGTGCGAAGTCCATAGCTTCTTACATAAGTAAGAAACGTATTGAATGGGGCTTACCAACCAGAGTAACAATAAGGAGGGCAAGATAATGGATATCAGATATCGATTAATAGTGAACGGAATGATAGTAGCTAAGTCTAAGGACTTAGCTATGCTTAAAATAAAAGGAGCTAAACAAAAAAGACTAAATGCTGACCATATGGTTAGTATTGAAGACTGTAAAGGGTGGATAATCCATCACTTCTTTGGAGGAGAGATAAAATGATAGATATAGATGAAATGGCCCTATTTGGGCCAAGGTATTGGTTTTTGGACATAGAGGACTTGAAATGGTGGTGGGCAGATAGTGCAATATATGCCAACCTCGGTGAAGGTAAAGAGTTCAGAATTAGTCTTCGTAAGCTACCAGAGTCTATGACTCTGACCAGACTTCTAATAAGGCTCAAAAATATGAGTCTTAGGAAGTATCCCGAGATAGACTGTTATGAAGGCATAGATGTAATAAATAACAACTATGATTTCTCTGAACGAGAAAACTTTTTCTTATTCAGTGATGGTAGCATCACCAAGTTCTATTACCATAAGAGCTATAGAAACCATGATGAGCTTAGTATTAACTTCAAAGGTAAGCTCAATTGGGACGGTAGAGCCTATGGTATGAGATGCAAGCGTATCTCAGAAAAATTGTTAGATAGATTAAGGAGTAGAAATGTATGAGTATATAGAACGCTCTAATAAAGACTATGAAATAGTCTTTAGAGCAGCTACAATTGAGAAATTAGTATCGGCTATGGCCGATACTAACATGGTTTATGAAAACTTTGAGCAGTTGGATGAACTGCTCAAAGAGCTAAAGTATAAAGTTTCACATGGTGTAAAATATGTTTACATCTACGAGGGTAGCACTGTGCTATCCTGGGTGGAATATAGTGACTGTGTTAGTATTAAACGAGTCACTGAGAGCTTTATATTAAATAGGATTGCAAACAGTTAGGGTTATAGCTACAAAACCCAAATCCATTATGAGGAGCATAAAATGGAAAAGTTAAATACAAAAGAGTTCAGTAGTATAGTTGATGGTTTCATCAAACATAATGATTTGGTAGATAGTGTTGCCAAATCAGCAACTGCCTTTAATAAGGTTGTTGGAGTTGTAGCGGAAACACTACAAGAACAAGGTTATCAGTTTACTGATAACTGTCAAAATTTTATTAGTTCTCTTAAAAGAGAACATAATAGACTTATGACCAAGCTTGGTCACAATACTAAACTGAGGAGTATGGTATGATTGCAAAAATGGTTAAGAGTATGGAGGCCAAAGTGGTCTCATACTCTAAGAAGGGATTTGACATCCCTGAGGATGAGATGGAGGTGCTTGTTAAATGGTATCATAAAGGTGCTATTAATTTTAAAGCTAATGGCTACGGACTTCAGGCAGACCTTTATGGTCCTTGCCTAGAGGATCCATTGTGGAGAGAGGTATATATGATTACTTGGCTTAAGGTATTTAAAGCCTTATGTAGTAAACATGGAGTTAAAGCGGGTATCAGTCGTAACTCCTTACTAGAGTATAAAGCCAATGGCTTTAAGTATAAGATTTATCCTGTGGTGTCTACCCTGATAGAGGACATAGACCAAGACTTAGAAAATAGATTACTTGAGGAGGTAAGATAATGGCATTTATACAATCAGAAAAACTTTTATTAGAGTTAGTGGAAGCAGGTAAATTATCTTTTAATGAAGAAGATTTAAAAGGTGAGAAAAACCAATCGAGAAGAAAACTTCTATATAGGCTAGGAGCCTATAAACATACACCCATTGGTCAAGAATATATAAGTGGGTTTGGACTTAAGAAGTGCAAAAAGCTTATTGATCTTGGCAAAAAGGTTAATGTTATTAACTATATAGGTCAATATTTAGAAGCCTGTGATGATAACTATACCAATGTTCTAATGGAAAGACCAAGTGTTATTATGCAAGATAAAATAGATAATGGGAGTAATTGTTATATAAAGAGTTATTTAAAAGATATAGCAAGTTGGAAGGACATTAAAAGAGGAAAAGACTTATTTATCAAAGGACTTGGATCATTTGATATAACCAATACATTTAACTCTCTGGTAGCTGAGCTTAGGCCTTACAGTGTTCGAGTTTTTAGTGTAAGAGAGATTAGATGTAGAGGTTACTTTCCTACTGAACAAAAATGGTACCTGGAAAGTTTATATGACCATTCTATTGAGTTATTTAAGTGGGTTTATATAAATAAGTTCCCAATAGCTAGACTAGATGAGCTAAAAGATCTTGATGTTCTTGGAATGTTCAAGAGTAGTCTATCCCTTAATGCAGTACTAACTAGAATAGATAATATGGTAAAGAGAGACCTAAGGCTTACTTGGAGGGACAAAGATAAGTTTGTCTACCCGGATAATATTAAAAAGTTTGCTAATATGGCTAATCTTACCATACCAAAGAATGGTATTGATCTTAAAAAGCAGGCTCATATCTTTAAGAACTGTAGCGGAAGTTATGTTAATAGAATACTTGAAAAGAAGACCTTTATAGTCTATAATGACTATGAGATGGTTGAGTTGAGCTCAAAGGGTAAGATTAAGCAACACTTCGGTAAGCTTAATAGTTCAGTTGACTCTAGTATAACAAATAGATATGAAACAATGTTAAGGAGCATAGTATGAATTTAGTAGTGCAAAACAAGGAGTTTAGAAAAGTCATATTCAAAATGACTAGCTGTATGTGTAATAATATCAGCTTTGTTAAAGTAGAGAAGCGCGAAGATAGATGGACAGTGAGTCATTACAATGACCATTGTGCGTTAGCTTTTAGTAACTTACAGTGTGACTGTAATGAGGAGGATATTATATGGGAAGTTGAGGATGGTAACTGGCATGAGGTTGTCAGATTACTAAACTCTGGTACAAGTACAATAACTGATATAAAGGGGAAATAATGATTAGTTATCAAGAGGAATATGGTGCTGATAGAGATGGTAATAGAGGTGTAGTCAGATGGACACATGAACTTGAAGACTCAGATGAAAAT